CCTTGAGCAAGGCAGTGCCGCGCTCATTGGACACGGGAGTATTGATCCATTTCTGTAGGCGCTGATTAGCTTGGTCCATCTTAGCCTTCTCGTTCGCGGCAGCTTCTGGATTCTTCTCTGGGTTTAATTCATCTGGCAGCATATCAGGGGTGATAGCTGTCGGCTTAGTTAAAAGTTCGCCCGTGCTCAGATCAAAGATATTATTAAAAGGTTCATCAACAAGCATTGTGACACCCTCAACCCCATCAAGAGCAGAGTGATACTTCTTCATCTGAACAACCTCTTGCTGGAACTGCTGGGAGATGTTAGCGGTGCGGCTAGCTCCCACTGTTCTATCTCTTTGCGCGTCTCGCTCCACAGAGGCTTGCGTGGGCACATTGATGATCATCACTGCGACCTCATAGCCCAACTTAGCGAGAGCCTTGATTCTCCCAACCATCTTGCCGACGCTCTCGCCTGTAGTGTCAAAAATAATTGGATTAGCAATTGACAACAAGTTAGACGTGTGTGCTCGGCTAGCATTCTGAAGGATCACCCTGGCTTTCTGTTGAAGCGCCTCAAGCTCTGCGTCTCCGCCTTCGGCTGCGTTTGCAAACTTGGTGCTAATGCCAAAGGCTGGAAAAACCTCCTCGATACGGTCATCTGGGTTAGCTGTAGCAAAATCTGCCAACAAAGACTTAGTGCTGGCAGCATTAGGACCTGTGAGCACATTCTTGAGGATATACCCCTTACCTGCGCCGGCTGGTCCAAACATAAACACAGCCTTAAAGGGGTGCTTATTCTTGAGAATGCTCTTCTCGTCTAAGATTTCTGGAGCCTCCAATAAATAAGATAGTCTATCCTCTGTCAAGATGGCTCTAACCATGTCTTTTAATTCTTGAAAACTCACCTGACTCATCTTCTTTGTCTCCTTTTAATATCAACATATTTGTTTAACGAGCGCATCGCGCCTTCCCAATCATCAAAGTCAAAAACTCTAGCCACTGAGGTTGGAATAGTGCTTTTAAACTTCATTATAACCGAATTCTTCCAATTTAAAATAACTTGCTCGTCTATTTCCTTAATTAGTTGCAGCTCAGCCTCAGAAGCGCCATTTTCTTTTAAATTTCTATATTTTATGGACTGCATGAACGCGACATCTTGCAGCACATTTGCAGCGACCATAAGTATCTGAAGACCAGTCTGCGCGGTAAAGTCTACCAGTTGTTTATATTCCAGCAGTTTTGCTATCAACTTAAAAGATACAACACCTGCAAAAAACCAAATAGCCTGTTCCATCTTAAACCTCTAAAAGTTGTTTAATCTCAAAAATCTCTGGCGGCAAATTTTCGCCGGATTTGATATTTTCAAGTGACTTTTGTATGTGAGATGCAACCAATCCGCGAAAAGGCATCATCCAATAGTAATTACTCTTCGCAAACTGATCTTCGATCCACACGGTGTTAGTTTCCACGCCGCCGACATACCAATTAATAGCCATGGTCATTCGATACCCTCGCATCTCTAGCCATGCCCTGCCTGGGCTTGGCAGAGGCAACAGAAATAAAAGCGCCAGCAGCCACCACATGTTCCATATTGCACCCAAAGAAAGAAGGGCGAAGATCTGCGGCGACAGATATAGTATATTAAAAAGCAAACCTAGTCTCTGCCTATCCTTTAGATGCACATATTCATGCGCCAAGATAGAGAGCCTCCCAAGCGGCTTATCCGGTGCCCATGGAAGCTCAGGCACATACACCTTTGGATAGATCGTTGTAATATATCGAGTCATAAACACCTTATTAAAAAACAAGACAAAGGAGAGCACCCTCATCAGGGCACTCTCTCTCTTGTCTATTATTTTAAATCCAGCGATCGACGACTCTATATGCGCTAGCAGCTTGTCATACTTAGACTCTAGCTCATTAGTGCTTGTCATAGGCTTTGCCTTGGATTAGGACTTCGAAGCTTCTTTGACCAAACGAGCTGCAACTCGACGGGCAACTTCCTGAACGATGGACTCATTGTCGACCAGCTCGATGTTAGCCTCTTCAAGCTCGTCTTCTTCCTCGTCCTCGACGCGATATTTCATCTCGTCCATCGCGGGCTCGGGCTCGTCATCCATAGGAGCGTCATCCATAGGAGCGTCATCCATAGGAGCGTCATCCATAGGAGCGTCATCCATAGCAGGCTCAGCGCCAGCCTCTCCAGCTGTAACCTCAACACCGTGCTTTCCAAGGACATCACTTAAAGCATCAGCAACAGCATCAGCAACATCATTTGCCATCTGTGTGGCAGCAGGCTCAGCATCTCCACCGTCAGCAGCAGGCTCAGCATCTCCACCGTCAGCAGCAGGCTCCTCACCCATGTCTAACTCTGCGTCCATCTCCATGTCTGCCTCTGGAGCAGGCGCTGCCTCCTCTTCTTCTTCGCGAATTCGATCAATAAAGTTTTCGCCAAGTGGTGTGAGACCAGAAAGCCCCATAAAACGACGAATCTGACTCTCGTCCAACCTGTTCTTACTCATTTTTTTCTCTCCTTAAGGATAAAGTAGTTGTCCTACTAATATACATAGTTTAATTAGCGCTAATTAGCCCCATTTTGGCTAACAATAAATAGCTGTTTCTCTTACAAAAAGTCAAAAGTTATTCTGTCGGACTACTGAGAATAAAATCCTTGAGTTCCGAGCGCTTAACCCCAAACTCCTTGCACAGACCCGACTCCAGCTTGCCCATTACCTTGTCCTCTATCTGTTTAATCCTGACAAAGCTAACACCCAAACGATCTGAAACCTCTCTAAGAGTCATGCTACCATGCTTTTCAACAGCTATCGAAGTGCAATTTAAATCTTCCTCATAGTCTATCCAGCTGCGACAATCTTTAATTGGGCAAGATACTGAATTTTTTATACACGCTTTTGAACATTCTGGTATATCAGTGTTTAAAAGAAATTTTATTTTTTTCATAGATCTGGGTGTTCCTTTTCAATTAAATCAAATATATTTTCCACTTCAGAGTCTTCAAAGATAGCAAACTTATTTTTCAATACCTCGCCCTTCTCAATTAAAGACTCAGAATCCTTTCGCTTCTTAACAGAATGTATCCCATCAGACTCTTTTAGTCTTGTGATATAATCCATCATTGCTGCATCTTTTTCCAAGTAGCCAGTTATCATACTCCTGAAAAAGTGTGACTGAGTTAATCCGTCATAGTGAAGTCTTATCTTAAGATCTGCATGCCTTTTGTCTGTGTCGTAAAACACAACCTTCTTCTTTGCTTGGTCTGCCAATTAGTTACCTCGGCTTAATATGTGTGTGCCGCTCTCAGTCTGGCTCGCATTGGTCTGACGAACAAAGACAGCCTTCGCCTGAAATTCTCTAATCGTGCGGCAGCCAGAGTAAGACATACCACTTCGGAGTCCCATAGAAAGGTCGTGCAAGATATCGTCAACAGATCCATGATATGCAACTGTCGTCGACACACCCTCGGGCGCAGAAGTCAACTTGCCTCTCCATGACTTTTGTGCGTCACGGCTAGCCATTCCTCGGTATATTTTATATCTTGCACCTGATTTGTCTGTCACAATAGATCCAGGCGTCTCGTTGGTGCCAGCCAACAAGGAGCCCAACATTACAAAGTCAGCACCAGCGGCTATCGCTTTAGCAATATCCCCAGAGTTTCTAATTCCACCGTCTGCAATAATCTTTGCTTCTGATGCGGAAGCTGCACAGTCAAGAATGGTCTGAAGCCCTGGGACGCCATGACCTGTTTGAATTCTCGTAGAGCATATCGATCCTCCGCCGATATTACATCGAACCGAATCAGCCCCCCACGCCGAGAGAGCTTCAAATCCCTCAAGTGTCGCGACATTTCCAGCCATCACATGAATATCCCATCGATCTTTAACTTCTTTAAGTGTGCGTTCCATCATTGAGTGATGCCCGTGTGCGACATCGATGCAAAGGATGTTGGCACCAGCCTTGATAACAGCAGCTGCCCTCTCCAAAAAATCACCACCCATGCCAATTGCAGCTGCGATATTCTTACAATTGCCATAATAGGCTTTGCTCACTATATCAGCCTGCTGATCAATCGTGTTGTATCTATGGACAACCCCTAGACCACCTGCATGACACATCGCCATAGCCATTGCACCCTCTGTTACCGTATCCATGGGGCTAGAAATAATTGGCATGTCTAACTGAATACCGTCACCTAGCTTGTTGGATATGTTGACTTCAGACCGACTCTCAATATCAGAATATTGAGGAACTAAAAGAACATCATCATATGTTAGCGCCTCTCTCATTTTGCAAACTCCTGCATCACCTTTTTCGCCTTATCCCAGCAAGTTGGACAATAAAGCCTGACTACATTTTCGTCGTTTCTAACGACTACATTCCATGATGATACCATGCTTTTGTCAGTCTTGTCAAATGTTTTTGTGCAGGCGCTGCAACTATCAGGCAACCTATCAAACATGTTCATCTTCTGCGATACATCTTTTTTAGCCGCTTTCTTTGCCGCCTTCTCGGCATTGCGGCGCATCTTTCTTTTAAGTGAGCCCATTAGGAGTCACCTGTTGACCCAAAGCCGCCCTCACCTCGTGAAGAATCATCATTTAATTTCGCATCCGTAACCACAAAATCACATGTCTCGATAGGGATCAGCACCAGCTGTGCCAACTTATCCCCCGGCTTGATCATCTGTTCAGACAAGCCTATATTGTGTAGGTTAACAAACACCTGTCCGTCATAACCTGAATCGATAACACATGCGCCAACAATCAGGGATCTTTTCGATGCGATCCCTGACTTATTTTTGACCTCCAGCATGTGACCGCTGGGGACCTCGACACGGATTCCTGTTTCAAGGACAGCCGTCTGTTGAGGTAAAATAATTACCGGCTTGTTATCATGTGGGCAATAAAAGATATCAGCACCCGCATCAGTATCGTGTTCTCTTCTTGGAGGCTTCGCGCTGTCATGAATTAAGTTAACTCTAAGCTGGCTCATTTACTGCTCCTCTTTTTATTCTTATAATGTTCAAAATTAAATGCGTCCAAAACGCTTGCGGCTGTTTTTGCTAAGCTCCTTAAGTTCTCACGGATCTCCTGCTCACTTGTGCCGGTGCCAAGAAGCTCTAGAAGCCTTCGTGCTTCCATCCTCATCATGTCATGATGGTATGCCCTGCGATCTGCGTTACAGGCTTCCTTAGAACATTCTCTCATCCTATCGTGTAACGACTCAATAATCATGTAGATCTGGTTATTATTCTTCACTTTATTACTCCTTGTCGATAGCTCGCTGAAAAGCTGCGAGAACCCCATCAAATCCTTTTTTATTGTATATTGTCTTAACTTGTCTCGCGTATGTCTTGGTGTGCGACACTCCATCAATATACACATCGCACACTGCCCACCTCTGCTTGCCTCTGCAAAATATAAAATCTACATCATATTTAACATCTTTCTTAGAGACGATCATAACTGGCACCTTAGCCTGATCAGCCTGCTTACGAGTCTGATAAGTAGTCTCTTGATTGAAGCGAGCAGAGAAGTCAACATCTGGAGAGAAATGCTTACCATATTTCTTTATAGCCAGTGTTCTTGCTAGTGACATAAATTCTTTACGCTGAGACTTGTCAAGGTCATCCCACTTAAAAGAAAATATAGCCCTCGAATAAGAAGCCCAATCTATATTTTTATTTAAAAAAGAATTTAACTTTCTAGGTAGTGGCTTTTTATTATCTAACATATGCCCTTGATAGTCACTTATAGATTGCGGTGAAACATTTTTTACCACAACGAAAACTTTATATTGATTGTTAAGAGTATCTTGTGGGTCACCATTTGTAAAGTCCAGCTTGCCACTAGCATGGGAGGCTGGTAAATTAAAAGCCAAAATAATTAAAAAAGTTAAAACAGCACTTGCTTTGTTCATTTCTTATCCTAAGCCAAAAGTTTAAAATTATACCTAATCGAGCGAGTGCTAAATCCCCACTGCTCGTCATAATCAAGCTTCGCCATGTAAGGGCGGTTAATGTGAACCATATCGCTACCCTTCTTGACTGCCCAGCACTTGATAGATGTGCTTTTATTAGTAGAATCAATAGCCTTCACGATCCAGTAAATCCTACCGTTCTTAGTCTTTTTCTCTACTACCTCTCTGGGTATGAACCATGCGACACCAATGTCATTGTCCCAATCCCCCAGGGGTGGCACAGAGTGGCGACTAAGTTCATCAATTATCTTTTGTTCCATAACCAAAGACAGGGGGAAGACGCCAGTCAAATCAACTGAGTGTTCGATCCTTTCCTCTGGCGAGAAGTCGCCCTCTGGAGAATAAAGTTCTATGTTTTCCCTCAGTCGTTTGAGAGACTTAGGTCGATCAACGGCAACCGCTGACCAAAAGTGCTTGAGACCTGTAAACCTATCATCGACCAGCCCATCCAAAGCACCGCCGCGTATCATAACATCTAGCGCTTTCTTATTCAACTTGGAATACGAAACCTGTTCATTAAAAATAAATTCTTCAACCGTGTTGAAGGGGCGATGATCTACAATCTGATCAATCGCAGCGTCTCCCAAGCCCTTGATTGAGTTAAGTGGGGGAATCAAGGTGGCGCCATCATCAGAGATTTCCCAAACACGCCCAGATGTATTCACATCAAGCGGTGCCAAACCAAAGCCCATCGATTTAGCAATGTTAATTGCCTGCTCCTTCCTACCCTCTGGCTCTTTATCCAAGAAAGCAGCCACCCACTCGGATGGGTAATAGTTCAGCAGGTAGGCGCACTGGTAGCTCAGGATAGAATAACTAACTGCGTGACTCTTGTTGAATCCATATCCAGAGAAGTATTCAAACTTAGCCCACAAAGAAGACGCTTCGCCTCGTGTCAATCCCTTTTCGACACAACCATCGATAAACTTATCATGAATCTTCTTCTTCTTGCTATCAGTAGAACCAGTGCCCTTTTTGGTTAGCAACTTGCGCAGCATGTTACCCTCATCAAGTGATAGGTTCTTGCCAAGCTTGTGTGCTAGAAGTGCAATCTGTTCTTGGAAAATTAAGAAGCCATATGTCTCCTCTGTAACTTCCTTGATCAACTCGTGCCCATATTCAATCTGCTCTGGGTTATTTTTAGCGTTGACATAAAGATCATGCACTTTCGCGCTTAGAGGACCTGGGCGATAAATTGAAGTGATAGCGGAGATATCAATAATGCTAGTTGGCTTAGCCTTTTGACAAAAGCTTTGTGCGCCCTTCTCTGTAAACTGAAAAACGCCTGCCCACTTACCTTCATGGAAAATGTTCTTATACACCTCTTGGTCATCGAAATCTATACGATCTGGGTGTAAGTTAGAGTCGTAGTATTCTTTAATCTGTGCAAAAGTTGGCTCTTGAATTCCGTGATGTCTAGTGAGAATATGCTTAATTGCACCCTCCATCATGCGCAAAGAAGCAAGCCCGAGAACATCAAACTTAATAAAACCAAGTGGCTCAAGGTGCCGAACATTCTGTCCCTCTGACCAAGGGGTCTGACGAACACCACCGCTATTGATCAGCGGCATCCACTTATCTAAGTTCTCGCCTATAACAACACCGCCTGCGTGGCGACTGACACTGCGCACCTGACCGTGTAGCGCTTCAATGTGAGTCTTAACATCAGGATACTTGTTGAAGAAGGACTGTAAACTAGGGGAGAACTCTATAAGTTCCTCAAAGGTTGGTGTATAGACGCCTGCCTTGATGCCATGCTTTTTCTTGGCTGCTGGTGTAGCTTCGTGAATCATCCTTGAGGTGACTGGGTTGACTTCTTTAAAGGGGATCTCATACAGCTTGGCAATATCTTTAATCAGCGATCTAAGCTTTAGAGTATTGAAGTTTGAGATCGGAACAACAGTTGATTCCCCCCATTCCTCAATAAGCTGCTCTTTGAGTTGCATCGGATCAGAGACATCATAATCAATATCTGGGTAGTCCTCCTGATCCTTGCGCATGAACCTCTCAAACAGCAAATCATACTTCAGTGGGTCGACCTGCGTGATACCAATCAAGAAAGACACCAGAGACCCAGCAGCAGAACCTCGACCAGCTCCGACGAGTTGTATCTCAGATGCCCTGTCTGCAATTGCTTTCATTGTTAGAAAGTATTTTGTGAAGCCTCGATTTTCGATAACCTCTAGCTCTAGAGATGCGCGCTTTATGTAGGCTTTAACCTGTTGCTCGCTCAGTCCTGAAGACTGCTCATAACGCTTAAGACCCTCCACTGCGAACTCTCGCAGGGCTCGCTCGGCTGTCTTGCCATCAGGCACAACAAAGTCTGGTAAGCGCACTGTAGCGTCTGGCATGAAGTCCTCAATGCGCTCGTGAGCGATCTGATGTGTTGCAGTGATAGACTCCATAACCAAGTCATCATCATATTCAACGCCTAGTTGCTCCGAATACTTCTTGTAACTCTGCCACATCTCATCGCCGTTCTTAGGGTAGAGTTCATACCCAATCTCGTCCACTCCATCAGGAAGCTCAGAACTCATCCAAGATGGCATCCCGCCTTTGCCTAGCCACCCAAGGCGCTTGTAAAGCTCACGGTCTCGCCAAGCGTCAGGATTAGGATAGTGACTGTCGGCGGTTGAAATAAGGTTAACGCCATATTCTTTAGAGACTCTAATAATATAATTATTAAGCTCATGCTGCTCAGGGATGTTATTCCACTGGAGTTCTCCATACCACCTGTCACCAAATATCGACTGCATACGCTCAGTCGTTAGCCGCATAGCAGCCATAACAGCGTCTGGACCGTCATCTTTGTTATCCCAAAAATCGCCAGCGTAAACGCCCCCCAGACAAGCACTCGCGGCAATAATACCTGCGTTGTTATTTTCCAGAAGATCGTAGTCAATACGAGGATACTTGTAAAAATTTTCACTCTTGAAGCTCTCCGATATAAGTTTAAATATATTGTTCAAACCTGTTTGGTTCATCGCGAGCAAAATAAGATGGTTTCTTTTGTTCAGTATTGACTTGACTTGTTTGCTGGCATTTTCATCTTCGATGATCGCTCCTGAAGATTTTGCAGCCTTTGCAGCCTCCTTTGAGCTTTCATATGCCTCGCGCCATTTCTTTATCGAAGGGTTGAAATATGCCTCAACTCCAAAAATTGGCTTGAAATTTTTTCCAGCCTCTTTCATTTTCTTAGCATGCAGCACCTGATAAGACAGACCATTCATGTGCCCATGATCAGTTAAAGCTAGCGCGTCATTGCCATTAGAGTAGGCAAAGTCCATATGGTCCTGTGGATATCCAAGACCGTCGAAAAGAGATAGTCCACTGTGGGCGTGAAGACCCACGAAAGGGATCTTAGATTCTGTTCTAGCTTCAATCGTCATTATTTACACCTATTGGGTTCCATTGTCTAAATGCCAGTATATGTTTGCTCGGTCTTTCTAAACTACAAGAGTCAACCGAGCCCATGTATTCGCAGTATTTTTTCCATCCGTCGATGCTGTGATACCAATCAACATCAATTGTCTTTCCGTCTTCTATTCTAGCAGAACCAAAAACCTTGTCAAGAGAAAAAAACCTAGCAGACCATCTTTCTTCAAGAGGTAGATTTTCTTTTGGCAATTCTGTTTCTTGACCCGGCTTTCTCATGCCAGTGCCTTCTTTGCGAACTGTATCTCTATAGCGCTTATAGCCTTCGAAGTCAAAAGTAAATCCAAGATACTCTCCATCTCTCACAGTCTTGCCCAAGTGAGACAGAAAAAAATCTTTTTTACTCGAAATCTGCGCTCGATGCGAGCGAAGCTGAGAAGGTTCGTAAACTCCATAAGGGAAAGCTACATAGTAACGATCGGGAGATACCCATTTGCTAATTGTTCTACACACATGATATGAGGAGACCGCTCCATGCAACACGCTCCAGCTTAGACAATCCCTTTTGTCTCGATCTTTGGGGTGTATTGGCACATAAAAGATGGTAATCGGTCTTCTTTGGTCACCGGGAGTCGGAGAATAGTTTCTTGCTAGCGACACAGGATCATATATAATGTCCCCTAGCCTATATCGTATGAGCGGCTGCATATCATCGTTGCAAACGATCCATACTGTTTCGCAGCCAGCGTATGCGCACTCCACCACAGCGCGCTCCACAGCTAAATAGCTTGGTGCAACTGGGGTTAAGCAGTCGTGCCATGGGCATCCAAAATCCAACGGTTGTCCCGCTACAGGCACAATACCAGCTAGATGAAATGATTTTTCGCTAACATGTCTCGACATGTTTCCTATAATATAACAATAAAATTAAATTGTCAAGAACTCTTATTCATTTCTTGTAATAATTTTATCGCCATCATCATCTCGATTAGTTTTTTAAAATCAATGTTGGCGCCATCTGTCTCATTAACCTGATTTACAACCTGAACAGAAGTATTATGTAGGTTTATAAAATTTTGTGTGCTCATCTGCCCGTGTCCGTGCATGTTGGGCATATACTTCTCTGAATTTGAACTGCCGCCAGAAGAATCATCTGATCCGACGCCTTTAACAGAGTCGCCGCCTCCCGAATAATCTCCAGAATCTGGGGCGCCTGATGCTGGGCTTACGCCCTCACCTCCTGAGCCTCCGCTTGACGGCGCGATTGCACCACCGCCACCAGCGGCGCCCGCTGCTCCTACTCCACTCATACCATAGGTCCTCCTTTTGAGAGTGCCAGTTCTTTTTGCTGAGCATCTCATACTATAAGTAGTCCATGGTTAAGCTTGTCGGCATAACTGCTTTGAGCGGGTGTATCTAGAAGGATATCTTGTGGTGTGCGTCGATCAAACAAGACAGTATCCGAGTTCTTATATCCAAGCCCTGTGTG